GTGAATTTTACTTCTTCTGGCATTATAACCTCCATTTGTGAATTGTTAATTAACTATATATAAATATATATAAATTTAGAAAACGAGTAAATTATTTTCCTACTTGTTTATCTGTAGCATTACCCTCTAATCCAAAAACAACTTTAGATGTGGTTAGTTGTTTTTTCATATTTGATACTTTGTTTGTAATTACTGAATTTAAGTATTCTGGTAGTAAGTAAGCTTTTGAAGTAACTGTAAATGTTGATTTAATAAACCTCTCACCATCTTGATTCATTTCCGAAGCATCTGATACACTATCTATATTACATAAAAACTTATTATTAGTCCCATCACCCCAATAAGTGTGTGATTGGTCTACAAAAGATTCTACTAATGGATTCATTTGTTCTATAAAGTTTGTCCAAAGTATAAACTCGTAAGTTATGTCAGTATAATTTGGCATTGTAGTTACTATATTTTCATATACAGGTTGAATACCTTGTTGAACTGAAAATCTATCGTATTGATTATCTTTACTCCATCTTGAATTTCTAACTACATTTATATGTTTATTTTTTACGTCATGTGGAAATCCTTGACCTGATAAATCATTTCTTGAAAGTTCAGTTCTTCTTAACATAATTAATGGTAAAATTAATGAATTGTTTTTATCTCTTAAAACACCTCGACTTCTAACAGCTTTCCATCTTTCTTCATTACCATAATAAACAGGTATTTTGAATGTTTCATTAGCCTCTCTAACTCTTGGTTTCATTACATTCTTTACATGATTTAAAACTGCAGTATCAACATCTTTGAGTGTGATTGCATAATTATCTGAAAAGTTATTACCTGGTAAAACAGTAGTTTCTCTATTACCACGAATCGTAGTTTGTTTTGTAGAAACTTCATTAGCTCTATTTACTAATTCTCTACTAACCACTTCTTTATTTGTAATTTTATTAACGGCCATTTCGTCTTCTCAGTTTTTTAAGTTTATCAAGTTTATTGTTTACCTTACCTTTTACCTCTTCTGATTTAATACTACTCATATCAGCTTTACCAATTGCAATTTCTTTCTTAATGTCCACTTCAACGGCCTTCACACCTGTCTGACTTGGTGTATCAAAGTTATCCAATTTATTCATCAATTTACCCATCATTTGTTCCATTTGTAAATTACCATTTGGTTCAGGTGTATAGGTATGTTTTCTTTCACCATATAAATCTTCGTCTTCTCTAACATTACCACTTACCTCTTTTTTTGGTTGAGGTTTTTCTTGATAATTAGGATTAGAAGTATCAAACTTCGTAATTCGTTTATGTGTGATTTGTTGAACAGCCATTATTAATATCCTTTATTAATTTCTTCCCAAATTGGTAAACCTGTACCATCTGTATCAAGTGTTCCGTGATTACCATTACCTGAATGGTCAATAACCTTAGTTCCACTACCTTCATTCATTTTCCAATATCCTACAAGATTATCAGCACCTGTATGGTCATATTTATTTTTACCATTATACACTTCTTGTGCAAAACTTTCACCTTTGTCTGTATCATAAATAGCTACTTCATCAAGACCACAAGCCCATCCATTATTGTAATCACCTTCTTTATTACGAGCTCCTAAAAACATACCACTCGTGTCACCGCCTTCTGCACTCCAATCTTCTGATGTAGTTCTTATAAGTTCACCATTCATAAATAGTTTATGGTCTACAGCTGTACCTGTCTCTGTACGATTAGCATATGTTGCTGCAAAATGAATCCAATTACCTGTTTTTAATGAATTATCAGCATTAAATAAATGAGAAAGATTTGGATTAGTAGTAGCTCCCATAGTAACAAAATTAGCTCTCAGCTGTTTTGAACCAAAACCGGCATATATTGCTTTTGATGTATTGATACCATATGCAAATCGTTGATTACTATTATGCCTTCTACCAAATGCAAACATAACATCCCCTACTTCATCTGGTCTAACCCAATAAGAAACCGTATATCCTAAATTAAGGTTAAAAGTATCAGGATTAAAATCAGTTCTTACAAATGCTCTATTTCCTTCATCACCACCGAATTTTATATTGTAACCCTTAGCAGGTGCATCTCCACCTCTTCCTTTTCTGTATCTAAGTCTATCTATTAAAAGATTATTTTCTTGAAATATTTTTTTAGCTAAACTCTCATTTATTTGAAATAAATAATTACTCTCTGGTATTTCCAACCAACTCATCCAATCTAATTTTACATTACCTTGTTTTTGTTTTGATACTTCTACTAATGTAGGAATTAAATTTGTACTATCCACAATATCCATTTTTTTAATTTTGTCTTCATATAATTTTTTTGTATTAAAAGCAGTCTGATTTGTTAACCATTGTGATTCTAATTCTTTTTTTAAATTTTCAATCACTCTATCTTTTTCTGCCAACTCATCTTGATATTGAGTTTTAAAAGATTTTATATCTCCCACAGGTTTAGAAATAAACATTTCATTTAGTTTTTGTTTATCTTTTTCTTTTTTATTTGTGGGTGTAGTAACACCAAATTTCTTTTTTAATAAATCTAAACTCATTATTTCCTCTTTTTAATTCTAGCTATTTGTTTTTTAGTTCTACCGAATTTATTCAATAAATCGTTTTTCTTTCTTCTTTCTTGTTTTCTTAATTTAGCGGCTTTGTTTGGCATTATCTTGGTCTCTCTTCTATTTGTAACGATGATAATCTTGAACGATGTGCTGTCGCTACAATGTTGTGTTTAAAATTTGGATGTCCTGCGAATAATTGTGGTTCTGTTGTTCCATTGATTTCCCAATAATAATCATTCCAATCCACAATATCACCAATCTCAGGATAGAAATTCAATGAACCACTTGATAGATTTTCTCTTTGGAAAAACATTTCAATTGAAGAATTTAAATCTGCACCAAACTCATCTTGATTCACTTCTGGTTCATTGTAATTAATCAAACAATTTACTCTAAATCCAATATCATAGTATTTAGCTGTTGATTCACCATAAAGATTATCTTCAGTTCTTTCAACATTTACTTTATAAATGTCAACAGATTGCCCGACAATTTCGTCAATCAATTCTTCATTCATTTGATTAATTAAATCAAATTCTTTTTGTGGTATAAAAAATGGTTTTGTTTGAGACATTTAATTATCCTATGTATATTTTCAATGGTGCTTTATTCAATACCTCTTGTTGAGCATTCGCAACTTCTTGTTCAGTTAGTGCTTGTTCTTTTTTACTAACAGCTTCCAAGAATGTATTCAACTCCTCTAAAAGATTCGCCTTTTCCTCTCTACCCTCTGATTTCAAAGCTTCACCATCCATAGATACTTCACCATTTGGTAATGGTAATGAAGCATATTTACTTCTGATGATTCCTAATAATTCTTTAGATAATGCTAATGTGTATTTACGAATCCAATTTCTACCCATTGAATTAATTTCTGAATAAGTAATAAACTTATATGGTATATTTGATGGGTCAGATACTTTGTTTGATGTGTAATCTTGTGTTACATCTGTTCTTTCACTTTTTTTATAATAATGAAAATATATTTTATTACCAGCATCAGTTGATTCTGGTTTTGGAAATATTCTCATTTTATTATTCACCAATTCAAATGAATATGCAGATTTTCTAATCAAGTCATTTGTTTCAATTGCATTTGCTCTAGCTAAATCATATGATATTGGTCTTAATATATAAGAAACTGCTGGTGATACATTACCGAATCCAAATGAATCCAATAATTCTATATTATCATAAGTTCCAGCAAATGGGTCATAGAATTTAGATATAGCAGCTGGTGCTTGATTAAATACCCTTTGAACCTCTATTCTATTGCCTGTGCCAACACTTGACTCTAAACTCGCTTCACTTGTTAAATCATAAACTTGTTGAGACGCTGTAATGGTTATTGAACCTGTATACATAGTTGCATTTCCACCAACATTTACAGCTTGTCCATATTGTTCTGATAGTGTGAATAGAGACATTCCACCATTTGGTGTTTCAGCCTGATGAGAACCTGTTGAACTAAAATCAGAACCAGTATCAGTATTTCCATAATGCTCCCACATCCAATTCTTTGTATTATAATGATTGATTTGTTGTGAGTATTCCGATACTGCCTCCTCAAAACAAGCGTACATTGAACCACTATTGAACTCCAATTGCATAACTGGATGTCCAAGTTTACTCGCAACATATTTACAAGTGGTTAAACTATCGGATTGAAATTCAGTATCCGAATCATAAGTTCCGTGTGGTGTTGAACCTGTAACTTGTGAAGCTGATGATGGTTCTTCGTATAAAAATAAAAATTTTGACATTTAATTCTCCGAAATGGGTATTATTCTTCATATATAAATATCAATATAACGAAAAAACCCCCTAAATTAATAGAGGGTTTTTCCTATCTAAGTTTATAAAGATTTAACTTATATTAAGTTTAAGTCTTTACAAGAGATTGTACCATAAAACTCTGGTCTAATCATTTTCTTAGCATATCGAGTCATTACACCTTTTCTTGGTGTGAAATCCTCTGGGTCATATACTAATGGAGTCATAATTAGCGGTACATATGGTGAGTATACAGCACCAGTTTCTAAGAAATTACTTCCTCTGAAACCGACAAGTATTTTGTTCTCAGTCATATAAGGATTCTTATAAACAGTAAATCTGTTTTGTAATTGTCCCGCAACTTGAACACCAGCCGCAAATTGTGATTTGTTTCCATCTGTATTAACCATATATCCTGGAATTGATTCAAGGATTGTAGCAACAGTCGGTGAAACAACTACGAAGTTAGCACCACCTCTCATAGTCAATCTTTGGATTTCGTTAGAAACCTTTTGGATTTTACCTAATAGAGTTTGATACCATTCGAATCTTGTTCCATAGAATGTTGTAGCAGTCCAAGCACTTTCATCAGTACCTGAGCCATCATAATCCTCACCAGGTGTTGCAGACCAGAAATCATTTGTTACAGCATCACCGATTAACATATCTAAGATTTCTAAATCAATTTCCATTGAAATGTACTCACTCAACATTGATGTTAATTCAGCTTCTGCATCAACAGAATGATAAGCATTTAAGTCTTGAGCTAACTCAGGAGACCAAACTGCTTTTAGTTTTCTTGTTTTAGCAACAATCGCTTGTGATTTAAGTTGTAAGTCAACTTCAGGTATTGCTAATGTAGTAGCATTACTTGCATCACCATCTTTATCTTCAAAATCACCTCTATCAGCTTCAGTTGGTTGTGAAGTTGTTGTGACTTTAAGACCACCTAAAGCACCACCATCAGTACCTGATGCTGAAACGATAAGAGTAACATTGTTACCACTAATTGTGTTAAATTGTGGCATATGTTCAACGATACCAGTAGAACCTGAAACTACTTTAACTGCTCTAAACGCTTTTTTATCAAAGTTAGAGTTAAGTGTTACAGCTGGAACGGTAACTTTAAACAGTCTACCAGCTGATAATGAAGCACTAAACTCTTGGTTAAAGTTGATGTCTTTGTAAGATACTGAACCAGTTGTATACTGGTCAGCAGCCAATGTGTCCGCATGTACATCCATCTGACCTGAAACTGACTCATTAACTGAATAGTCATACTTACCTTGACCATACAAACCACCAACACCAAATGGAGCACTTGAACCAGATGGGTTGTTAGGGCCTGTTTTACCACCAATTGAATTAACTGAACCACCTGTGAATTTAGAATCACTACTACCATATCCACCTGCAGATGTACCATATTTAAAGTCTAAGTAAAATACTAGACCAGATGGTAAATTCATTGGTTGAACTGAAACAAAGTCTTGAGCTGCAATCTCACCAAAGATTCTACGAACCAATGGAAGAGCAACACCAGACCATTCTTCAGAATTAGAAGCTGCAGCTGCACCACCAGTTGAACCACCAGTCGCTGAGTTCTCTGAAATTAACTGTTTTGCTTGGTTTTCAAGCATTACAGCCATTCCACTTCTTTGAAAATCCTCATTCAAACCATCAAGAAGACCTGTTTTATCCCATTTGTTAACGAGATGCTTTGCTTCTTCTTGTTGTTTTTTATAAGGAGACGCATCTAATAATGCATCATTTATATAGTTTGACATTTATTATCTCCTAATAATATTATTTAATTAAACCAGCAAGTTTTCTAAATCTGTCAGCAACTTGA